ACCTTCAGCAGTAGATTTGAATATCTTCTCAGCAAGGAGATGCGCCTTCAAACCCGCTACGTTCTTGTATATCCAGTCACCGTAGGCCTCAGTGATGTTGTTGGCTATCAGTTTTTCTTTCTTAATCCCGTCGTAAATAGGAAATTGTGCAAAATTTATTCTCATACTTTAATATTTTAAATGTTATAAATCCACCCAGGTACTTCCTCCATTCGTTGACTTGCGAATTCCGTTTCGCCCGACTGAAAAAATATAACTTCCACATCTTACATACAGAGTATCATTCGCTGTTGAAACATCCCCGGTTGATGATACAGTTATACTTCCACTTCTAATTACTGTATCCAAAATACCTTGGTATAAATGTCCGTCTATTGACTGGAACCGTTCGTATTTCATTTCAAATTTGTCGTATTGCAGCAACAAATTATCAACATTTACAGCCGACATATTAGTGCTGCCGATAAAATTATTACCGATATTGAATCCGCCAATTGTCCCCTTTGTCGCTATGATAGTCCCGGTGATATTCGCTTTCTGACAAAGAATCTCTCCGGTCTTTGTGTCCATCCTCAGATTAGGCTGGCCGTTAGTGCTGTCCTGTGACTGCATGATACCGTAAGGTGCCCCGTCCGATGTGTATCCGTTCAACTTGAACATAAATCCGGCTATGTTCGCCTTATCAGCAAGGAATATGTCGGTTACCAGACTTTTGTATTTCTGCATGGCTTCCCAGTTGGAATCTCCGTTAGCGGATGTAGGAGCCGCTGATACAGAACTTCCATAGTTGCGCACAAGAAAATTGTAATAAACTTCACCTATTTTGTGAATGATCTTGTCACGCTGTTTTGCATTCCATACGTATGTCTGTCCGGAAGCCCATACACCTCTGTCATAAGGGAACGCACCCGTAGCTCCTGTTGCTCCTATGGAACCATCATTTGCAACACCCACACCCTTCTCGGCCACATAATTGTCATTCCAAGCAGCAGCATCGGAAGCTGATTTATAAGCCCGGACGGCAAACTGGGTGTATCCGGCTGTCGCAGGTACGGATATCTGGCTGTTCAGTGTCGCACCTACATGAGCCAGCCAGCTTCCGTTGTATTTGCGGGCTGCCAGATAAAGCGTGCTGCACGTGCTTACATTGCCTGCCACATTCTGTTTGCAAGTGACAAGGAATCCAGACGGGGATGGCGTGCCTGTTGAAGTGAAGTTGATCACGCTGACAGGACTGTCCAGCCAGTAGGATGCCGACGGTCCGACGGGAGCAACCATCTCCTGCCAGTCCGCATGTACCGTCCGGTTCGCAGATCTGCCGGCGAGGATGTATCCGCCGTCTCTTTTCCTGCGGAGTCTGCCGTTTCTGAACTTGGCGATTTTAATCGGAGGGTTGGAGGTTTCAACCTTGCTTAAGTAAGATCCTCCGGCAAACGATACTGTACTGTTCTTGGCATACGGAGTATTGGCGGATTCCCAATGACCGGCTGCTGTGATGCTCTCACCATCCTTTCCGTCACTGCCGTCCACAACCATCGGGACAGTCTCGACATCAACCGCCTGACCGTTCACGTAGAACACGAACTTCAAGCTACTGGTAAAATTACCGGGAGCCACCCCGACACCATCACCGATGGGAACCTCGGCCGCACCGTCACGACTGTACTTCAACTCCCCGTCCGTTGTGGCCGTAGTGACCGCACCGACTGTCTTCATACGCCGGCAGGATACCGAAGCTACACTGTAACCGCCGTTCTTGTTCTTGCTGACCATCGTGGCCGAAGTGACAAGGCTATAAATTACCGCATCGGAACCGTCCGCCCCGCCACGGACACCGGTTATCTTGAAAGTCAGTTCACGGGTATAGAGCTGCCCGTTCTTCATTGCAGCCAGTGTGATGGTGACCGTATTCTGTTCCGGAACCGACTTTCCGGCAGCGACGGATATCGCCACCGCTCCGGTGGCCTTGCTTGTGCTTGCCGTGAAACCGGCAGGCGTGCTGACTGTTAAAGTCTCAAGGGTGAGTTTCTCGGTACCGTACCACATGGATACATGGGTAGTCCATGACTGTGCGGAAGTAGTAACGCCGGTACTGGTAAGAGCGACGCTCACCATCTCATTGTCAAGGTCGACCATGATATTCGACTCCCCGTCCTTACTCCAACGGTGCACAGGGGCCGGAGTGCTCCATTCACTCCATACTCCATCACGCTTCACACGTTTGCACGCCCATTCCACCTGATGGTCGGCATCCACGCCAAGAAAATCATCTGTCCAGCCTTCCGGTATATAATCATCCTGCTGTTTCGATTCCGGCTTGTCAGGGGTAAGGCCGATGATGTTGGTACGGGTGTAGATCCACTCGTAACCTTTGCCGTCCTTACCGTCAGTCCCGTCTTTGACCATGACCATCCACAAACCATTCCGGTATATGTAAGTACAATGGTCAGCCGTATTTCGGTAGCTGTCACCCTCCTTGGGATTGGACGGATGGGATGCGAACTCACCCAAGAAGGTGATACTCTCACCTTTAAGTTCACGACCGTCCAGCAGCATCTCCCAGTCTTCATGCACGGTCCAGTCGGCTGATTTCCCGGCAAGGATATAACCGCCATCCTTTTTCTTTCGATAATTGCCGTTCCTGAACCTTGCAATTTTAATCGGAGGATTGGATGTTTTCACCTTGGAGATAAAAACACAGCCCGCCAAAGTGACCATGGTATTGACCTCGTATGGGGTCTTAGAGGATTCCCAATGACCGCCACCTATTACAGACAGTCCCGGATCACCCTTGTCACCTTTGGCGGCTGATACAAGCCAGTCCGGATTGTTTTCGGATGGCTCGGAAGTAGTGCCCTTGTCATTGACGCACAACTATGTGGAACCGTTATGGGGCACACGGGAATAATACGCATACTTCCTGCCCGGCTCCCAGCTAGGGAAGTCGATAGGAACGCGGACTGTGCTACCGGTAATTTCATCAATTTGAAAAATCAATCCCGTCATGATGATATCCTGCAATACTGCCGAGAACCTGTCGCAGTTGATCCCGTTGATGGTCATACCCTTCTTCTTGCCGAACCAGCTCTTCATCTGTGCCGGCTCCGGGTCCCAGGTGTTGGCATTGTCAACAAGGGTGATGCAGCAGTTACCGTCACGCACGTCTATGATGATATAAGTCTGACGCTCCTTGTCGGTGAAGTTCCCCGTCTGTCCGAGACGCATCTCGTTATGGGGAACGAACTCATATCCGGGACGCGGAACCATCACGAATGTCTTCTCGTCGTAATCTGCGGAAGTGATACGGTACTGTATTTTCCGGAAACCAATAAAGTCACCGGTAGTGACGCTTTTGTCATGCCAGAAGCCTAGGAGGATATCGTCCGGCTTCTGTCCCAGCGGTACACCATCCTCCAGATCAGGGATGACAGTATAGCTGCCGTCACTATTGGCGACAAAGCTTTTTATCTTCAGCCCTCCGCCGGGACTTATAGTATTATATCCTTCAAAATAGGTCTGACGGTTGAAACGAAGTTCTGGTACACTCAGAGAGCTGCGCAGGACCAAAGCCTCCAGCTCGGCACGGGCGTCCTCACCGATGTAACCTCCAGAAACACCGGTAACGAAATCACCGAACTTGGCGTATTTCTTGATGACGGTTCCGCCCAACAGGGATAATAGGAAACCGGTGCGTTCCTCCGTATCCTTGCGCATGAACATGATCAGCGAGCGCAATGCGGAATACACGTTATGGTCTGTTGCTGGGGTGGAGTCGTGGCTTCCGATCACATACACACCGCTGCCACCACCGCCCGTATAGGTCTGTCCCTTCAGGGTAAGGCTCTCAACCTTTTCCTCCAGCTCCCCGATACGGGAATAGGCGGCGGTTTCCCCGACAGTATAAACAGGTGAGTCAAAGGAATAATCAAGATTGAATTCAAATCCGATAACCCTTGACTGTCTTCCGTTCTCGAAATAAGCCTTGTTGATAAGGTTGACCTTTTGACCGATGCTATAGAAATTATGAACGCCATCCTCACGGTATGCGTCATTTGACATCATCGTGCAGCCATAGGTACTCGGGTCTATCTTGGATTTGGCAGCGTACTTTTCAGTCTTTTCCTTCAGCTCCTGCTCGGCGGCATCCACAAGCCCAAGTTCGGTTATTTTCGTGCTGTCCCAGCCGGAAAGCACATATTCATCTCCATCCTGGGGAAAGAGTACATCACCGGGAAGCGGTCTGCCATAGTCCTCATTCCTGACTATCTCCCAAAGCTGTGCCTCAGGGTTCCATCCGCCATCCTCCAATTTCTCCGGCTTTCCCTCAGGATTGAACTTCACGGCGAACTCCAAACCGTTGAGAAGCCCGGACGCGAAACGTATCCTCAGCTCCTGACCGGGGAGGATATATTTCTCGGAAAAGTTAACACCCGTGTCCCTAAAGCGGTAGGCATTCCATTTTTCCTCGGTGGTTGTACCGTCCTCATTCTCCACCTTGTCCGTCACTTCGATAGTGGTGACATCCGACATGATGCCCGTTCTTCGGGGATAGACTTCATCGAAGATAACCACCTGCTCGACGGCTTCCTCGGTAGTCATATCAGGATAAGCGTCAATGTAAGGAGTGCCTTCGGGAAGCATCAGCCTGCGCTGCACCACGCCGTTCACAACCACGGTCTCGTCAATGGGGCGGTAGTCTGCCGGTATGTTACGGGTGGAACCAAAAGCGTAGATACGGGTGGCATAGGTGGACTGGGATTCTGACTGTGACATTTCCTGCACGTTTTTCCCGATCTCGAAATCCACCGCGTCACCGGACTCACAACGCCCGAAATGGATGATGTTTTCAGTCACCCAACATTCGCAATCCCATTTCTTCGCCATCTCAAAACAAGCGTCAAGGATGTTGATGTTGTCGTAACTCATCAACTGGGACTTGTTTTCGACTGTGGAATCAATGGAGAAAACAAAATCC